CATTGTGAATTTGTCAAATCCGTTGTCAAGAACAGTCTTATATCCGCTGCTTCCGGTTGCCGTTATTGAAGAACCACTAAAACCAATCGTAGAGTCAGAGCCGCCAAGACCTTGATGAGTTCCAGACATCCAAACTGCAATAGTTCCACTACCATGGCTATTGCCACTGCCAGTTAGACAAAGTTCGTCTAATGTAAACAAGAATGAATATTCAAGACCACCAGCGTTATTGTTGGCATATTGGGCTGCTTTACCGCTAGGAACCCAATCAACATCGCCACCATCTTGGGCTGTGATTGCGCTCGGGAAAGCTCGGACGAGATCAACATATGATTCATCAAATCTTCCAAAGTCATCAGGACGACCTGTGGCAGCTCCAAAATAAGCATCTTGATTGCTATTTAAGTTTCCTTCACTAGAACTATTTCGAATATTTACTGATGGGAAATAAATCGATGAAGTAAACATGTATCCATCACTGAAAACTGTTTGGGACACACTACTAGCGTTAAAGGCTGTCATGTCAGCGGGTGCTCGGAAAGCATCATATCCCCATTCTATAAAGTTGTTTCTGGAAAAGGTTACGGTCGCATGGTCGGTGCCCATAACGTTTGTGCTTTGAGTTTGTGGAACAGCCCCACTGAAAAGGGTGAACCCTCTCCATCGAACAGGTCCATAAAAACCGAAGGGCAGAAAAGCTCCATTCGTTTTTCCTCGATTAACATCCTCGTTCATCTCAACTCTAATATATTTAGAGTTTGCGGGATAATCACCTTCATATCGATAACGACGCTCAGTGTCATCCCATACAGCTTTTTGATCACCAATCTTCCTCGCGATATAGTTCAAGGAATTTGGGTTTAAGTCACAAAGAGTAAACTGTTCAATAATCGTAGGTGATTCGTCAGTATCTTTTGCAAGACGGACCTGAACCGTAAATGTTCCGTACTCCTCAAACTGATTTGATGGAGGGCTAATATCTGCAATAGAAACCTTCAAGTTTTGGGATTCCCATGCTCCAGCATTGTGCGTTACAAATCTGAAAAGTTTTTGCATTTCATTTTTCTGATAACTTCCGGTTGCTCCAAGATTTTGTGAAAATGTCCAGCCGCTTCGTGCGTTTGAAACACTTCTAAGTTGTTGATTCTGAATAATAGCGTCACTTGAACCAGATGAAAGAGGCGCAATAAAGCCATAATAAGTGTCAGTATCAATATACTTATCTTTCATGTTTTCAAAAGATTCACCTAGGAAATAAGTTTTTCGAGTCGCAGAAGTATTAATGTTCCCATCAGTTAAAGTCGGATTGGTGTTAAATGCTCTACGAATGAAATTTTTGCTTGTTCTGTTAAAGTTAAATAAAACTGTATCTTTGATAACTCCGGTAGAAGCATCATTATTTCCATCGCCAAGTTCCCGATTACCAACAGAACCAGTTGTGCATCCAGCCCCAATAATTTGTGCTTTAAGATTTCCATTTCCATCGGTTCGAATCGGAATCATATTACCTGAAAACTCGTTGCCTGCGAAGGTTTTTCCTGCAAGTTCTACAGTACCAGTATGGCAGTAAAAAATAGCAGACAAAGTTCCTGTAAGATCGTCTGTCAAGGTCGCCGCAAGACCATCGCTCGTTTTTCTTACACCTCCTGATGGTATTAAGAAAAGACCATATGCGCCACCGGCACCTTGTGTGCTTGGCGCTTCGCCAACTTGCCAACCTGCTGCGCCTGCTGCGGCGGTTGAGCCAGCATTGTCATTTGCTCTACCAAGAAGTCGAACATAAGTGATTGGAGAACTGTTCCTTAAATAAGCTTGTGCAGCATAAGTACCATATGCGGTTGCAGTGCTATCTGGGCCATCGCGCCAAGCATCCTGACCAGCATTGCCAGGAATAGGCATTCCAAAAACTTCAACAAAATCAGACATCGAGTCAATCTTGACAGCTCTGAGTCCTGGTCCGCGAGAGGCACGACCTATAATAACTGGTCCTATATCCCCTGGGACAGCTGGTAATTGGGAGTTATCAATTTCTGCAACCTTAACTCCGGGTGATACAAATCTAAACTTGCTGATTGGCATTTATACGTTCTCCTTAATAGAAACTAACACTTTTAAAGTCTTTAATAAATAGTATCTTATGCCTCAAAAAGACATGCGAAACTCTAACTTGGTAATTTTCCGTGAATCCAAGGCAAATCATCTTCAAAAACTGCTCTCTCCCGAGGAGTGTTGACATCAATAGCATTTTCTCTTATGACAATCTCTGGAGTTTCTTGATTTTTGTCTGCTCCGACCAAATGCCCCAAGATCTTAACTTCAACCGATGTTTGAAAAACCCTGCTCTCATCTCCAATCTCTGTTATTTGGTTATTTTCTGTAAAACCTTGTTGAACAAACAACTCATATTGATGTTCATCTCTCTCTATCATTTCGTAGTTTATGCCACCAGTTTTTGTAATAAATGGTTGAACAATCTGATTCATCTGCTGTTGATATTCTGTTCTTATTTCAATCGTATATGTAACATCAATATATACTGGCATTGGAACCGATATTAGTTCATAAACTACTTTTTTATGTGGATTTTTCCTTGGAAAGTTTATCCGAGGAGGACCGGCCCCAACGATTTTATTGAACTTTCTTGCTGAATAGGCATTTTTAAATCCAGCAGTTTTATCCTGTTGGATTCTTCTTGCTATTTCTATTGATCCACCTTTATAATAACCATTAACGGGATCTGCACTTTTTGGATCAATATTCCCATAAAACATACCTTTTCGAGAAGGATCTTTTGTAATCCCATCCCTCTTTAATGTTATTATCGGGAAAATCAATGCACCATTATCATCTCTCAAGTCTTTATTAGATTTAATTTGATGTGCCCGTTCACCAGCAACCCAAAGAACTGGTACTTTCTTGAAACCTTTATTTGTCTCACAAAAAATATCCATTCGATCATTAAGCCAATCATGAACAGCAAAATCTATAGTTTCTATTGTAGAGGCTTTAAACGGAATAACAGTTCTTTTAACATCCAGCTTTTTATCATCACTTGCCATCAAATAATCCCTCTCGTGCGCGATAACATTTAGCAGAAGTTTCAATTTTGTGTTGTGTTCTGCCAAAAATTTCTTTTGGTTCGCTTAAGCTAAGTATCTCGTAATAACTTGAACCATATAATATAAAATCGCCTTCGCGGACATATAAATCTTGATCTTCTGTTAATCTTCTTTTATGAAAATGAACTGTAATAGTTGTTAACACGTCAAGACCAAAAGAACTTTGTGCTGTTGTTTCTTGACCTTCATGCTCAACAAGTGCATAAACACGTACTGGGGGCAACCAGGTTTTCTTTATTGCCTCTCCATATAAAGGATGAAAGTTAGTATGTTCCATACTTATTGGATAATAAACAACTGTTTGTCCAATAACTCTTTCAATTAACTCATCGTTTACTTGCTTGACGAGATCTCTCTCTTTTTGCCCAAGAAAAAGTGGTGGTGGTGGATTGTCTGGTTGATTCCATTTATTTTGTGCCATTACCTTTCACTCCATCACCCAATAAATATACCAAATGGAATATTTGCATTAATCCTACCGGCGTTTTCTACATCTTCAGCATCTTTTGTAACTAAATTAGAATATGTAAGTTCATCAAGCAATGTTTTTAGTTCTTCTTTGAGTGCTGTTTGTTCTTCTTTTGCCTGACTCAATAAATCTGCAAAGTTTAGCGTTACTGATTCACCAGGAATTGGGATTGAAGAAAATTTACCCCTAACTTGACCTAACATTTCTTTTGAAACGGACAAAGCATATTTTCTAACCCATTGTTTTCCCATGCTATTGATATTTTGATATGGAATATTGACAAATGGTAATGTATTATAATTATTAACACCATCAACTCCATCACGATCAACTCCAGCACTTGCTGTTGCATAAGAATAAGATCTAACTGAAAAATCAAACCAAATTTTTGTCGGTGATCCAGTACCAGGACTAGCAGGGGGAGGATAAAGTCTAATCCTATTATCTCTTATTTCATAAGAGTAGTGGGAAGCTCTTGTATAAAGATTTGTTTCAAAAGCCAAAGATTGCAGTTTATTTTGCCACGCTGGAACAACTTCAAAAGTTGACTCATCTGAATATTGTCCATAAGTGAATAGGTTCCCAACAACGTTTAAACCACCATAATATCCATAAAATCTCCACATTGTTGATGGCGATTTATAATATACTCTTTGAACCTGAATTCTCTTATTATCAACTTTATTGGCAAAATCTTGTCCCATCTCAGAACTATCAGTTGAAGCATCTTGAACAATTTGTTGTAAATCATAATCTTGTTTGTCGTCAACTAAAGAAATCGAAGCAGAATAAATTCTTCCATCACCCATACCAGACCCTTCCGCAAGGCCATCGGCAACTCTTTTTCCATATTCAAATGTAAATTTAGGATATTTTAAAGCTATCTGAGTGCCCAATAAGCTTGAGGATAATTCACCAGATTTTAAAACGCCATCTTGATTAAATGTTCCAGTCGGTGAGCCCAAAAAGTTTGATAAAACATTTTTTGCCTGATGATTATTAACAATATAAGAATATTCTAATGTTGCTATTTCATATGATGCATATACTTGATTATCTGTAATCTCAATATCAAGAACATCTCCACCAAGCATCTTATATGTAAAAGAAACCTGGTCAATAGCGCCTGAGATCCAAGAAGGTGAGTATAAGGCACTTCCTGTTTCTGCATACACTCCATAAGGTAATGAAGCTGAATTCGGAAAGTTTCCGCTTGCATGAGTACCAGTAACAGATAATATGATAGAACTGGTTGCGCTTACGGGTGTTAGGTTTGGAACTGCCATCTTATTCTCCTGTAAGGTAAATAGTTAAACAGTATCTTAAATGAAAAAGAAAACCCCACCTCTCATAAGAAAGATGGGGTTTTCACGTTTTCAATGTTAACTAATCAGATTAGCCAAGCAAATCTTCGACAATAACAAGACCATACATGTCAGGTCGAACCATCTTCTTACCGTATCGAGTCATCACACCCTTTCGAGGCGTAAAGTCTTCAACACCGAAGATCGTCGGAGTGACTTGCAGTGGAACGTATGGGGCATATACATAGCCACTCTCAAGGAAGCTACCGCCCTTACGTCCTACAAGGATTGCATTTCGTGGGAAATACGGATCAACGTACACATCCCATTTCTTGCTAATCGAGCCAGTCTTTACTGCACCGGCAGTACCGCGATTCTCATCTCCGGTAGTATCTGCACGGAATCCACTCGTAAACTCTAGGATATTCGCAACTTCAGGTCCGCAAACCAAGAAGTTAGCTCCACCACGTAGCGTCTTACGATGAATGTTCGCAGAAACGTCATTGACTGTCTCAAGAAGTGTCTCATACCACTCAGAAACTGTGCCAGTAAAGTCAGGTAAGACAGTTGCACCAGGAAGACCGAGAATTTGTTTCCCGCTATCCTTAACAACAAACTTACCAGGTCGTCGTGACCAGTAAAAAGTGCCAGCTGTGCTATCTTTAACAAGATCCTCAAGGATTTCTTGGTCAATTTCAAGCGCAATGTGCTCAGACAAAATACCAGTCAACTCAACCTCGGCATCGAGATTGTGATAAGCATTAATATCTTGCTGCAACTCTGGTGTCCATTTAGCCTTGAGCTTCTTGGTCATCGCAGTAATCGATACACTGTCAACCTTGATGTCAATCTCTGGAATATTTCCTGAGTTTTCAAGATTCCACTTGGTTGTGCCAACAACAGCGCCAACTGCTCGGTCGTTTGCACTACCAGAGAAGTTATCAGTAAGCGGGAACGTTAAGTTAACATTCTGCTGTCTGGTTGAAGCTCCACCACCATCTTTTCCAGCTGCGATACGATTGAGGACAGTCATCGCCCCGGCACCGCCGTCAGCAAGCACTGCGGGGGCTACGCCACCATCAAGACTTGCAACAACCATAAGGAATGCACTCTTGCTGTCGCCAGATTGATACTTACCACGATTACTACCAGACCATTGTGTCAAGCGTCGAACCTGAGTTCCTGAAATTTCAGCTGCTGCTCCAGAATACGTCATTACTACAGAAACCAAATCTGATTCATTAAGCTGCCCGAGCAACGAAGATGTAATCTTAAGAACCGCCGCCGTCGTTGTTCCAGAAATAAAATCTGGATCATAGCGCAACATGCTATCAAATGCGGCTTGCTGATCAGCACCGAGGGCGACCTCACCAGCAGGGAACATCGTGCCCGATGCTCCACCAAACGTACCAGACGCAAAAACAATTGGGGTCGTTTGTTGCGAACCAGTTGGCGAAGAATAACCGTTATTCAAGCCATAAAAGCTTCTATCAGAATTCAGGCCATTTCCAGCGTTCAAATCCAGATCAACACCGCCAGTAATTTGCGAACCAACGACACCACCGCCATAAATCGATGCGGCTGCATCGGAACCGAGGCGTTTTGAGTTTGTCTTAAAGTCTAGAAAGAAGATAAGACCTGATGGCAAGCTCATTGGCTGAACAGAGACAAGCTCGTTAGCAATAAGACCACCAAATACGCGACGGACAATAGGAAATGCTACAGCTGCAAAGCCTTCAACATCACCTGCCATCATAGTTGAAGCTTCACGAAGAAGCTCCTTTGCTTGGTTTTCAAGAAGCGCCGCCATCGTACTACGACCATGATCGCTCTCAATCCCCTCTAAAAGACCAGTCTTTTCCCATTTACTGAGAAGAGCTTGACCCTCTTTTTGGACATTACGACTCATAATGCCCTCTGTTAATTTTTCAATAATACTCATTATTTTTCTCCTTAAATAATTCCTGCAAGCTTCTTCATTCGCTCGGAAGCAGAATCAGAAGCTTGCGTTTCTTTGTTATTTGATTTCAAAACAAGCCTGTTATTCTTACTCACAGCTTCATTTAAGTTTTTAGGTGCCCTTGCACCCTTTGACGAAAGTGAATCCTGTAAAGTTTCATAAATAACTTTGGCTTCTTCAATTGAATTCGCGTTTGAAACCGCTTCGACAAGTTTTTCTTTTTGTCGCTCATTCAAGGAGTGGGATTCCAGAATACGATTCTGATATACCAACTTAGCGTTGGTATTGTTTATTTCAGTCAGCTTATCACTGACTTGACGGGCAATACTCTTGAGTTCATTATGCTCTTTTACAAGTCTATTCTTATCAGACTTGAGAGATTTTACTTGCTCTTCTAAATTTGCGATTTTTTTGAGAGCCTTTTCATACTCTTCATTTTGTTCTTTTTGTTCTGTGTCTTCGGCAGCAGCTGCGGCTACTTCGACAGCGCGGATTTGTTCGCCTTCTGTTGGGTGAGTTGTACCAATGGCACCGCGAGGAACATTTTTTAAGTCAACTCTTAGTATTTCTCCAATGGCGTCCTTAAGAGTTTCTTCATCGAGTTCAATTTCTTCATCAAGATCTTCAGATTTCATTGATTTTTCGACGGCTTGTCCGCGCTTTTTCTCATACGAAGAAAGTTCCCCATCATCATCTAGATCTGCTTTTTCAGGATTTTCTAGTTCAGTTTTTTCATTTAAAAGTTCTTGAAGTTCTGTATCAGTTGTCTCAAACATCATTTCTTCAGCTCCACCAAGGTCCATAGGCTCTTCTTCTTCAACTGCTTCAACTGCTTTTTTAAGAGCATCTAAATCAAGCTCAACTTCTTCACCACCACTAGGACATGGGCAAAGATCTTCGCCATCTACAGCTTTCATAGATAGTTCATCAGCTAGTTCATCACGCTCAACTTCTTCACCACCAAGGTCTTCTTCGCCGCCAAGAGCAAAAGGATCTTCCTCTTGTTCTAAAAGGCTATCAACGGCTTCTTTGATTTCTCGTGAATACTTTGCAAGAACTTCTTGCTCCGCATTTTTAATTGCAGCCTCTTTCAACTCATTGGCGTCAATGACAGCTTGTTCTAACATAGATGATGACATTCTACTCTCCTTAAAAATAAAAAATTATTCGTCTTGAATAAATAGTTGTTACAAATGTTAAAATACTATTAATTGTAGTATTATCATCTCTAGCTGAAGTTTGTGCCTGCCTGAACCCGATATAGTTCGTAAATCGCCTGGACTAAATGCTCCTCCAAACCCCATAAGTATTTTGCCACATTATCCTAAGAAGCTTACGTGCCGATTCCAGGATACAGCACTTTCCCCTTGCTATCTGTTATGCCAGAACCAGTTAACACATACATACTTCCAGTTGGAATTCCAGTTAGTTCAGCAAAAACAACATATGTTGTGGTGGCACCAGAATGATTGTTTATATAAATCTCTTTACATTTTACGTTCATTGTTATCGATTGTTCATCAATATCAAGTGGTATATAATGAAAACCTTGAACAACTCCTCCAACCCCACCAGTTTGAGGCTGAAACGACACTTGAATTGCTTTGTTATCTGGATCCTTGTTTATAACAGTAACTGACCTTGCAATTGTAGGAAATCTAATTCGATGTTCGGTATCATTTGCTAGTCCATTATTTCCAGATCCAGTAATGTATGGATGACCCGACATTTGATATTGTCCTACAGAAGCTATGCCTGGTTGAAGGGCGTAGTTCCCACCTGTTTTATATGCACTCATATTATTTCCTTTTTTAAAAAATATTTATATATAAATAGTTATTAATAATCCCTTTCTTGTCTTTCTTTTTTCTTTTGTTTTTCAATTA